GCTATGGGGCGGTCTTTGAGGAATAATATGGTTATCTACCTGCGGCATCCCCTTCACGGCAGCAAGGTTGCTACAATGGAAGCCGAGGCCGAGGCTGACGAAAAGAACGGGTGGGAACGCTACGATGTGGGCGCGTTGTTGACACCTAGCGAACCAGTACGGAACGAACTGGCAAAACCTCGCGGCAGACCGCGTAAGGAGCTTGCGGCATGACAACTACGGCTGGCGATCAGATCAACGGAGCATTGCGGCTGATTGGTCAACTGGCCGAAGGCGAAACCCCGTCGGCAGCAACGGCAAACGATGCGTTGACGGCCATGAACCAGATGCTCGATAGCTGGTCGGCTGAACGCCTGTCGGTGTTCTCAACGCAAGATCAAATGTTTAGCTGGCCGCCTAACATTAAAAACCGCACGATAGGCCCGACCGGGGATTTTGTGGGCAACCGTCCGGTGCTGCTGGATGACGCGACCTACTTCCGCGACCCGGCCAACGGCATCAGCTTTGGCATCAAAATTATTAACCAGCAGCAGTACGACGGCATTGCGGTCAAGACCGTCACATCGACCTATCCGCAAGTCATCTGGACGAACATGGACATGCCCAACATGGACATGTACATCTACCCGGTGCCGACTAAGGTGCTGGAGTGGCACTTCATCAGCGTCACAGAACTGGTTGAACCGGCTACGCTGGCAACGGTTTTAGTAATCCCGCCTGGCTATTTGCGCTGTTTCCGCTTTAACTTGGCCTGCGAAATTGCAGCAGAGTTTGGCGTTGAGCCGCCGCCCTCAGTGCAGCGGATTGCCATGACCAGCAAGCGCAACATTAAGCGGATCAACAATCCTGACGACGTAATGAGCATCCCCTACAGCATTGTGGGAACGCGCCAGCGGTTCAATATCTATTCTGGGAATTACTAACATGGCTAATATCGCTATATCCGCATTGCCCGTTGCTACGGTTCAAGCAGGTGCAGATGTGTTGCCCATCGTGCAAGCCACAACCAGCACGACTAAACAACTGTCAGTTACCAATCTGTTCACCAGTCCGACGTTTGTTACCCCCGCGTTGGGAACGGTTGCCAGCGGCAATATCAGTGCGTGTACCAGCACCTCAATGGCATTGACCACGCCGGTAATTGGTGCGGCAACCGGCACCAGTCTTAGCACAACGGGCAACCAAGTCATCAGCAGCACCGGCAAACACGGCTACGCCACTGGTTCTGGTGGAACGGTTACCCAAGGTACCAGTAAAGCAACCGGCGTGACGTTAAGCAAATCAACCGGCCAGATTACGCTGAACGCCGCCGCGCTCAACCTTGACACTACGGTTAGTTTTACCCTTACTAACACCGTTATTGAGGCTGGCGACATTTTGATAATGAATCACATTAGCGGCGGCACTGCGGGTTCTTACCTGCTCAACGCTCAATCGGCTGCGGGTTCGGCCAGCATTAACGTGCGGAATATTACCGGAGGTTCGTTGAGCGAAGCGATTGTGATTGCCTTTGCGGTCATCAAAGCAGTTACGGCTTAATTGAAAACGCCTATTCTCGGCGGCAGCTATGTCGCACGATCCATCAATGCGGCAGACAACCGCATGGTCAACCTTTTTCCCGAAGTTGTGCCCGAAGGCAGCGGCGGGAAGGAGGGGGGTTACCTGTTGCGGTGTCCTGGCCTGCGCTTGTTGGCAACGGTTGGTAGTGGCCCGATTCGCGGTCTGTGGGTTACCAATGGCGTTGCCTATGTGGTGTCAGGCAGTCAGTTCTACAGTCTGTCTACGAGCTATACGGCCACCTTGCTTGGCACCGTATCTGGCACAGGCCCGGTCAGCATGGCCGACAACGGCACCCAGATCTTCATTGCCTGTAACCCCGCTGGTTTCATCTACAACATATCTACGGCGGTGTTTGCCCAGATTACGGATGTAGATTTTCCCGGTGCTGGCTCGGTTGGATACCTTGACGGGTATTTCGTATTCAACGAGCCAAACACACAAAAGTTCTGGGTTACAGCTATATTGGACGGCACGAACATAGACGCGCTGGACTTTGCCAGTGCCGAGGGCTATCCCGACGACGTAATTGCGTTAATCGTAGACCACCGCGAGATATTCCTGTTTGGGAATACTAGCGTTGAGGTCTGGTATGACGCTGGAACGCCTGACTTCCCGATGGCGCGGATTCAAGGCGCGTTCATGGAGGTAGGGTGCGGGGCTGCGTATTCGGTTGCCAAGCTGGACAACAGCGTGTTTTGGGTGGGTTCTGACGCCCGAGGCCGTGGAGTTGTTTACCGGGCTAACGGCTACACACCCGCCCGGATCTCTACCAACGCGGTGGAATACGCCATCCAAAGCTACGGCAACATTTCCGATGCCATAGGCTACACCTACCAGCAGGACGGCCATCCGTTCTATGTGTTGATCTTCCCGTCAGCCCAGGCTACCTGGGTTTACGACGTATCAACGCAACTGTGGCATGAGCGTGCAGCCTTTGAAAACGGTCAGTTCACAAGGCACCGCAGCAACTGCCAGATGTCGTTCAACCATGAGATCGTGGTTGGGGACTACCAAGACGGACGACTGTACGCCTACGACCTAGATGTCTACGCCGATGACGACCAGATCCAAAAGTGGCTGCGGTCGTGGAGGGCGCTGCCGACAGGCCAGAACAACCTGAAACGTACCGCGCACCACAGTCTGCAACTGGACGCTGAAACGGGTGTTGGTCTGAATGCCTACCCCGCCTACGCGGGTGAAGATCTTGCCACCGAATCTGGCAACATCATTGTGGCCGAGTTTGTGCAGGGCTATCTGACCACGCAAGCCGGTGACCAATTAGTCACTGAGGCCGTTGACGGTAACGAACCGCTGGTTACCCAAGTGCAGCCAACCGAAGATTACAACGGCTATGCGTTAGAAACGGAAGCCTACGCCGCCGCGCCAGGTTACGATCCGCAGGTCATGCTGCGCTGGTCAGATGATGGTGGGCATACTTGGTCAAACGAACATTGGAACTCAATGGGCAAAATTGGCAACTATGGCTATCGCACCATCTGGCGCAGGCTCGGCATGACTGAGAAGATTCGCGACCGGGTGTACGAGGTATCGGGAACAGATCCCGTCAAGATCGCCATCATGGGCGCTGAACTGTTTGTTACGCCAACGAGTAGCTAGTGGCAAACCTCAACATAACCAATATCCCCGCGCCTCGGGTGCCGTTCATTGATGAACGCACTGGCCTCATGGCGCGGGAATGGTATCGGTTCTTCCTTAACCTGTTTGTTCTGACCGGCAGCGGGAACAACCCCATCACGCTGGAAGAATTGCAGCTTGGGCCACCTAACCAGCCTGACTTAGCCGAGTTGCTGATTCAGATTAACCAGAACATTGCCCCGCAATACGAAGATCAATCAGGCGACTTTCTAGCCACGCTAGACACCGCGCAACTGATGTCGATGATGTCGCGATTTGAGAACGCCGAAGCCGCTATACAGGGCGCGTACCTCCAGCCGGTTGTGCAGACCGGCACCATTGCCAACTACAACCTTGACGGCAGCCCAACGGCAGGCGGCATAGCCTACGGCACCGGGCCAGCCTTGGCGGTTAGCGCCGCAGGATCTTCAGGCCAGGTGCTGACCAGCGCAGCCGCAGGTACACCAACTTGGACAACGCCGACCACTGGCACCGTAACCGCTGTTTCTGTGGTATCGGCCAACGGGCTGGCAGGCACCAGTTCTGGCGGGGCAACGCCTGCGCTGACACTTTCTACGACCGTGACCGGAGTGGTGAAGGGCAACGGAACCGCGTTATCGGCGGCTGTTGCTGCAACTGACTATGTGGCCCCCAGTGCGTATGCCAGCGCCAACGGCCTCACGATGGCGACAGCAAGGCTTCTGGGAAGAACAACGGCATCTACTGGCGCGGCAGAGGAAATCAGCGTAGCGGGTGGTTTGACCCTATCTGCTGGCATTTTGACCGGCGCTTCCGGCACTGTGACCAGCGTTACAGGCACCTCCCCGGTTGTCAGTTCAGGTGGCGCTACGCCAGCAATCTCGATGCCTGCCGCAACGACAAGCGTGAACGGTTATCTGACCAGCACCGATTGGACAACTTTCAACAATAAAGGGTCGGGAACAGTAACAAGCGTGACCGGAACGGCACCCGTTGTGTCGTCTGGTGGTGCTACGCCTGCAATCTCAATGGCCGCTGCTACTACGTCGGTCAACGGATATTTGACCAGTACGGACTGGAATACGTTTAACGGCAAGGGCAGCGGCACCGTCACCAGTGTAGCCGCGCTGACGCTTGGCACCACAGGCACCGACCTGTCCAGCACCGTGGCAAACGGCACAACCACGCCGGTTATCACACTGCAAGTTCCAACCGCTTCTGCGTCTAATCGCGGCGCGTTAAGTTCGACCGACTGGACAACATTTAATAATAAGGGCAGCGGCACAGTCACCAGCGTAGGCGGCACTGGAACAGTCAACGGTTTGACTCTGACCGGCACTGTCACCACAACCGGCAGTCTGACGTTGGGTGGCACGCTTGACCTGTCATCACCTCCGGCTATTGGCGCAACATCGCCATCAACAGGCAAGTTTACGACGTTGACCAGCACGTCAGATGCAAATTTGCATGGCTTGACTGTAGGGCTTGGTGCGGGATCGGTGGCTACTAATGCCGCCGCAGGAACATCGGCACTCGGCGCAAATACAACCGGCTCTCATCATGTAGCCGTAGGTTATCAAGCACTTTTTACAAATACTAATTCTGCTGATGTGACCGCCGTAGGCTATAAAGCCGGATACACAATAAACGGCAGCAATGGAGGCACATTTGTTGGTTCTGAAGCAGGAACTTTAGCCACTGGTGCATACAATACTTGTTTTGGGGTAAGGGCAGGAAAAGCTATTTCCTCTGGCGGCGGGAATACTTTTCTAGGTGCAAGCTCCGCAACCGGGGACGGCGCTGGCGCTGCGGTTACAACCGGCGGCAATAATACGCTTGTTGGGGGCTACGCAGGAACTGCGGCATTAACTGGATATGTTGTTTTATCTGATGGTTCTGGAAATATCAGATTATCCTTTGACGGCAGTGGAATTGCTACGATGCCAGCATACGGTGTTGGCTCGGCTACATTTTCTGCGACTGGCGTTATTTCATCGGTGTCTGATGAAACGTGGAAAACTAAAGATGGTGTTCCAACCAACCCCGATTCAATGCTTAACAAACTGGCACCGGGATACTGGTATTACAACGACGAGAAAAAAGAAACTTTTGGCACTGAAAGACAGTTAGGTTTTTACGCGCAAAATGTAAACGCAGCCATAGGTTCAGAGGCTGCGCCAGAACCAGAAGAAGGCAAGCCGTGGGGCTATTACGACAGGTCTGTGCTTGCGGTAGTCGTTATGTCATTGCAAAATGCTCTTGCAACGATTGAGTTGTTAAATAATAGACTTGCTCTATTAGAATCAAAATAGTTAATTGGCGTAATTATGTTACTTTTACGGCAGTTTATGTTTCGACATAAAAAGGGGTTAGTATGTCATTAACCAAAGTTTCTTATTCAATGATTCAGGGCGCGGTGATAAACGTGCTTGATTTTGGCGCGACAGGCAATGGGTCAACGGATGATACAACGGCAATTCAAGCTGCGTTAGATTCAATTTCAACAAGCGGGACGGTGTTTTTTCCCGCAGGAACATACATTGCCTCGACGCTATCAATGCCTAAAAGTTGCTCCTTGGTGGGCGCTGAATATTCATCAACAACGCTGAAGCTAAAAAATAGCGCAACAGCAAACACTGATTTCATAACTACCAACAAACAAAACAATATAAAAATATCAGGCATATTTTTTGATGGTAATGGGGCCAATCAAAGCTATACAGCAGACAATGGACAGAATGGCATTCTAGTTAGAAATTCGCAAAACGTAATCATTACGGAATGTAGATTTAAAGACTGGGGCAAAGATGGCGTTTTGCTCTATAGCGATGATCCCGCCACCGATCCAATTGCTAACGTAACGATTGCAAATAATATTTTTGAAAATCCACGCCGCGCTGGAGTTACTTGCATCAGCGGTAATGACATTATTATTTCAGATAACCAGTTT